TAAAGCTGATCAGTGGCACGTGGTCGAATTTCCAGCAATCATGGACCATGGATCAAAAAACCAAAAACCTGTTTGGCCTGAGTATTGGAAACTTGATGAATTAGAGAAGGTCCAAGCAACACTGCCCACGGGCAAATGGAATGCACAGTGGATGCAAAATCCAACTGCAGAAGAAGGAGCGATATTAAAACGTGAGTGGTGGCGTGTATGGGATCATGATAATATTCCAACTCTACATCACGTGATACAAAGTTATGATACTGCATTCTTAAAAAAGGAAACAGCGGACTATTCTGCTATTACGACATGGGGTATCTTTTATCCTGATGAGGACTCAGGAGCAAATTTGATATTGTTAGATGCTATCAAAGGACGATATGAGTTTCCAGAACTTCGAAGACTTGCCTTAGAGCAATATAAATATTGGATGCCCGAGTCTGTTATTATTGAAGCTAAAGCTAGTGGTTTACCATTAACTTATGAGCTTAGAAAAATGGATGTGCCGGTAATGAACTTTACACCAAGCAAAGGAAACGACAAGCACGCTAGAGTTAATTCAGTTGCACCTTTGTTCGAATCTGGTATGATATGGGCTCCGGAGCAGAAATTTGCAGATGATGTTATAGAAGAATGCGCTGCATTTCCGTATGGAGATCATGATGACCTTGTGGACTCAACAACTCAAGCTATCATGCGATTCAGACAAGGTGGTTTATTAAATCACCCTGAAGATTACGTAGATGAAAAAACAGAGCAACGTAAAAGGAGTTACTATTAATGTCTAACAAATATCATAGACAAGGTTTTAAACTAGGTACAATTAGAAAAATTTTAACAACATCAGGTAAGAAAAAAGCTGATGAATTAGCAAAAAACATGCAACTTACTGACTCTGTTAATCTTAGAAAAAAAGATAACATTATAGATCAATTAAATAAAAAGTTAAAAAAACAAAGAAAAAAATTTTCTTATAAAGACCAAATACAAGAAGAGCCTTATAATTTAGATACTTACATAGATGTTATTCAATCTGATTTTAAAAATAAAACTGGACCCTATTTTGATAGGTTAAAAAAATTAAAAGGTAAAAAACAGAGCAACGTAAAAGGAGTTACTATTAATGTTAAATAAATTTATCAGAAACTATATTGCAAAAATGGTAGCTGGTCGTTCCGATGATGGCATCATGATTACACTACGAGATCCACAAAAAGTAGACTTTCAAACATCGATGATGCAAGATCTATTAATGCGTAGAGGCATTGATCCAAACTCTATTACCAGTGAAAAACAATTAGTGGGTATTATTAATCAGATTAAGGCTATGGAAAAAGCAGAAGACGCTGCACAATCTGGTATCAGAAATACAGAGTCAGCAAAAGTATTTAACAGAGCAGGTGAAGAATTAGATCCTAATAAACCAATTATAGGCGGCACTCAAGAAGGTAAAAAAATAGATCAAGATACTTTTATAAGATTAGCCGAAACAAACACACAAAGAATGAAACAAAAAATTGCCGATAAAAAAATAGATGATGATCTACCACCACCAGGTAGTAGAGGAGGACCAGAAGATATTGCAGCACCAGTACAAACTCCAGAAGAGTATTTGAAAAATGTAATGGAAGGAGAAAATAAAAAGAATATTGCTAAAATGAAACAGAGACAGACAATGTTAAACGAAGCAATCGACGATGCATCACCAGGATTTTCTGGTGATAGAAAAGTTGATGCAGATTTAGTTGCAGAAAATTTAGCAGAGCGTATGGGATTAGTCTACGATGATCTACCTACAAAACAAAGATTAGATTTATACGATCAAGCGTACACAGGTTTATCTAAAAAAAGATTTGATCCACCAGAAGATTTTGCAAAAGGTGGCATAGCACGTATTGGTTTGAAAGACGGTATGAACAGAAGAACGTTTTTAAAATTACTTAGTGGCGCTGCAGCAATACCAATAGTTGGTAAATTTTTTAAAATAGGAAAAGTTGGTAAGACAGTAACTAAAGTTCCTGTAATTAAAACTGCAGACGTACCTGGTAAGCCAGAATGGTTTGATGCATTAGTTAACAAAGTTATTCTTGAAGGGGATGATGTTACAAAACAATTTGCAACTAAAGAAAGACAAATTGTACATACAACAAAAATAGATAATCAAGTTGGTGGACCTGAAGTACGAGTAACACAAGACCTTGACGACGGAGTTATTAGAGTGGAATATGATAGTGTAGATAATATGGGTGAAGAGACTGTACAATTACAATTTAAACCAGGCATAGCTGACGAATCTACTGGAGGAAAAAAACCACGTGATGAGTTTGAAGTATCAGAAGTAGAACCACAATATGTTGGTGGACCTGACGATGCTGATATAGAATTTGTAGGTGAGGCTAGCGGACCTGGTCTTGAATTTATATCTTCAGATGTAAGTAAATTAAAACAATACGCTACAGGTAAAGGACCTACAATGAAAGAATTTTTAAAAATTAAAAAAAGAAAAGACGATGTTAAAAAAATTAACGAAGATACAATGGAACAGGCTGAATACATAGCAGGTAAATATGGTGATGAACCCCAACCAGATGATCTATATGAAATTAATAAAGATAACTTTGCATCAGGCGGCATCGCTAGAATGTTAGGTGAGTAATGGACATTTTTCAAAAACTTATGGAGATAGAAGAAGAAACAGGTAGTGATGTTTCAACTCTTAAAAAATTAATACAAGGTGGTCAGCTGACTACTGCATCAAATATAAATAGACCCACTCCAAGACAAGACGTTATAGAA